TTACCGTAAATGAGCAGAATCCAATAATGGATTTCTCATTATAATCATTCTCATCTTTAAATATGCTCCACATAATCATTCTCCTTTATTTAACGTCCTTGACCACGATACTTCTTTTTGTAGTGACGAGATGTCTTATGATTACTCGTCTTACTTTTAGAATGTACTCCTGGTCTTCGAACCCTTTTTTTCTCCCTATAAATAGCAACTGCACGCCTTGCCATTTATGCGCTTTTTTTAATTTTTTCTATAGATCTACCAACAAAGTAAGATCCATATACAGATAGCAACAATGTCTGGTATATTGGTTTATATCCATCAGATATAGAAAAATCACCAATATTACCATCAAAAAAACTCATAATAACAAAGACAAACGTCAGAAATATTAAAGTGAGGGGTCTGATATTTGCGGCTAACCATCCAGCTTTAGCATCTGCTACCCATCTCTCTGTTACCTCTGCCTGTGCCTTTTGTTCGGCATCTATGAGAATTTGTTTCATGGACTTCTCAAAATCCATTTTTTCTTCTTTTGTGGTAATGAATTTGTCAGCTACATTAGATATTTTTTCCAATACGCCACCACCAGCATTACCTAATATCTTTGCTAATAATTTACTCATTTTTTTTAATATTTCTTCTTTTTGTACGAAATATTCATCTTTTTAGGATTTTTATTTTTCATTTGTCTAAGAAGTTTTAAATCCTCAGCATCAATCTTACCATTTTTATTTAAATCCATTTTTTTCTGATTACCAAATAACATATCAATCACATTTATCGTTATAAAAAATTTTACCCGCACCAACATAATTATTTATGTCAGCGACTTTTTGGTTGTTAAAATATACACTACCAAACTCTCCATTCACATCACCCAGATATCTATATTTATATGGACTTTTTCTGTCGTCATATAAGTAATCCTGATAAGGATTATAGTATCTGTTTTCGTAGACTCTCACAAAATCGTAGCCTATGACATGATAAATTCTATTAGGGTCTATATCATACATTTTTATTTTACATGTATCGCTATCGTTAGTTAGTGTCAATACATGTGTGACTCTAATTTTGTCACTTTTATATAGTAATGGAGTACATGCAGAACACATACCAACAAATAATACTATTAATAAAATTGTAAGAGTTATAATCCTCCCTTTATCTCTTTGCTCCTCCGTCATTGCCTATTCCCTCCCATTGCTTGCTGTAGCATCTGCATAGCTTCTGGAGAAGGCGGTTGACCCCCCTGCATAGTCTGTTGCAGAGTTTCTTGTTTCTGTTTTATTTGTTCTAATAACTTATCAGCGAAAGGCATACTAGTATTTTCTAAGAACATATTGATGTCTATTAGTCCTCCTTGTAAGAACTGGAACAAGTAGTCATCAATCATCTGTCTAAACACTGGAGCGTTAGCTGACTTGGCAATTACTATATCAAATTTACAATCTTGCACCTGTGTTGGGTCGTACATGTATGCTTCTTCATCATAGTCTTTACCACTAACATTAACATATCTAGGTGCATCATAAAATTGTTTAATGTTTTGCACCATTTTAAAATCTCTTTTTCTTCTTACACCAAAGAAAAACTCAAAAAAGTCTCGGCTTGATATAGTGGCGTTTGTGGTCATTTGTTGATATAATGATGCTGGAGTACCTGAGCCTGGAGTTTGTCCTTGTATCGCTTCGGTAACGCCTGATATCTCTTTAATTAATTGCATCTGTAAACCAAGTAATTGAGTACCAGTAGTTGTTGATGAATTTGCTACTACTTGTTGGGGCATAACACCACTTTTGCCTTTATACACAATAATTCCATTAGCTTTAACCCACTGGTCCGCAAAGTCTTGTGGTGTTAATCCATCTGGTATACTTTCCTCTGGAATCATAAGCACACCTTTAGCAGACGCTCCCAACATAAAGTCCATCAATGATATAACTCTGTTTATATGTCTTTGCTGATCAATAATATCTTCAACAAATCCAAAAACTTCACTGTCAACCATTGGATATAAACCTAGTGTATATGGATACTGCTGATGTTCAAATGGTGTGTTTCCGCTAGCTAATAAATCGCCATATGGTGATATAAAATAATATTTCCAAACTTCTTCTTTTCTTACCTCATATTCTATAAGAGGCACTAATTCTAGAGCTACGCCTTGAGATTGTGCTTGTTCAATTCTTTGAACATTTTCTTCTTCAATAACTGATATAGCGACATCCACAATATCAATAGGGTGTTGGTAGTATTCTCCAGTAAGTAAGTCATGACACATAACTCTATCTTCCATCTCCGTTCTCCACACTTCAAACAGCCTCACCTGATCCAACGTCTCTGAAACATAGAATGATGTATTGTCAACATTATCGCTATCAAAATCGCCTGTATAATCGGCTCTGTTATAGTCATCGTTGGCATAGATCATCTTTATCTTCTCCTCATCCCCAGGGTTCTTAGCAAATGCCTTGATTACTTGCTCCAACGTGGTGTCTATTATTTCTCCTATAAACCGCACATCTCTCAATCTGACATCGCTTACATCAGTATTAAAAAAAAGCCTAGATGGGTTGACTAACTCCACACTTACATCATCCATATCCTTCTCTCTGAAGTAATCAAATCCAGTCTTCCACACGACAGATCCGCTAATTAGGAATTCCTCAAAAGCTCTAGCGTCTAACTCTGTCAGTTCGTTTGTATCATAGCAATACTGGAGTGCATTAGTCATCATCTCTGTCTTTTTAGCATCCTCCCTCTTTCTTGCTCTGACCATAGGTTTATAATCGTTCATACGATATTGACCTATTAAATTCTTTACTAATTGTCTAATCTGATTATTGACAAGTGGCTGTCTTCCAGATCTTAATATTAATTCTTCTTCTGATACAGCAGATCCTTCATTATCTGGATCATCTACTAAATCTGAATATTGTCTACCTCTGTAGTATTCTCTATTTCTTTCTCTCCTATTTCTAAAATCTTGTAAGTTGGACCAATACGTTTCAGCATCTTCCAATATTGCTTTCATGTCCTCAGTCACTTCTGTATCGTCTAAGACATTCATCATCCCCGCATCCTCAAACATTTTGAGAGTTTCAAGATTAATTTCCGTATAATCGTTTTTTTCTATAGCCATAAATAAATAAGCCTATGACTGTTTATGCCATAGGCTTGTTATTAACAAATATTTTAAAGATAGAGCTTATTCTTGTATAAAGCTCATTATGTCCTCAAGAGTACGCAACTCTTTCACATTAACAAATTTATTAAATTTTTTGTATAGTTGGTTGATTTTTTTCTGTATTTGTTCCTCTTTTACCGCATTTCCATCAGCTATGTGTCTTTCTTTTATCTCTCTCAAGTTTTTTATTTGCTTATCGTAACTTTTTAAGACGTTTTCTAAACGTAAATATTCTTTATTTTCTGGATCTTGTATGAAATCTTTATACTCCTCTCTAGTGGCTGATCCGTCTTTAAGATTTTTTATGTATTTCTTTTTCTTTCCAACTACATCGTCAATTTTTTCTTTGTATTTGTAGTAGTCTTCACTTGCAGAAAATGGAGATACTTCAGTAATAAATCTTCTTACAAAAGGAAGTTTACGTAGTGGACCAACATTATAATCACCAATCACTAAATCTCCATCTTTTTTAGGGGTTTCTATTCCAGTTATTTCTTTTGCATTATGTATTGCAAGCGTTCCAGTATTAATACCTAATGATGCAACGCCCCCAAAATAGGATGTAAGTAAAAACTCAGGTATCTCTGGATTTATTTCAATTACCCCACTCTCTACGCTTGTTCCTCCAGTGGCATTATGAAAAAAGTCTGTTACGGCTTTTATAGTAGGATTAACGCTATTAAAATGCCTCAGTGATGCAGGTGTTTTCGTTTTAGCATATGGACTGTCTTCTCTATATATAGGAGATCCAGCAAAGTTTCTATTTTGATACAAATCTACAAACGGAGTTGCAACTGTCGGTGTAGCATATCTCACTAAACCTGAATCACCTCTACCTTCATTTGATACTGGACCAAGTGGAGAGAAGGACTCTACTCCAGTAAAAAAGGTATTGAGAAACGCTTCTGATGGAGACTCTACTCCAAGAATTGCTCTAGTCATATGATCTGGAGATGCCAAAAATACGTTATGTCCATATG